ACTGTACGTTGAATCATCACAGGAATATAAGGACAATAGACAATACCGGTATCGTAGTACTCAGTGCCTTTGTATCCTAATAGAGCGTATTCCAAAGAAGCGGAACGTGCACCGGAAAGGTTTTGAGCCTCTGTACGAGTGTCACGGTAAACTGTGAAACGGCCACCAACTGTACCAACTTTGGCGATGCCAGTTGGTTGTGTGTTGATGTTTCCATTAACAGTCATCCATGTGAACTCGGGTAGCATTTCTAGAATTGTGCAAACGCGTGGAGTTGCTATAATGAAATTAGCAGAACCACGACGATTACGAATAGCAATTCTATTTGCTTCAACGATTACCTTGGAATAGAAGTCGCGATTGCGTTCTCCTAACCAACGTGCATCTGCTGAAGCTGCATACCAGAAGCTATATCCTGTACCTGCGCCAGCGTTTAGAGAAATTTGGAGCATTCTGACAATCATTTCACGGTCGATCTCGGCTTGAATTTCATAGCTCATCGCGTTTGTCAATTCAGAGTCGATATCTAATCCGTTCATGTTCTTCAAGTCTTGCTCTAATTCTACAGACCAACGAGCAGCTAGACGGCGTGTACCGGCTTCTACTGCGATCTTGGAGAACTCAACAGTCACTTGAGGAATATTACCAGTCAATTCCAATTGGCTCAAAATAGCAGCTACACCTTTATCAGCGTCAACCATTTCAAAGTCTGCGTTTCCGGAGATTTGAGATGAAGATGCGCCAGTAAAGCGTGTATCTAAATTTTGATAACCAATTTCACGAGCTGCGATTGTATCTGCACCGAATAGATTACTACGATTGATGTTAGTGCCACTTGGGGTAGCACCATTTGCATAACCGTCTAATCCATTAGCACCGAGACTTTGTGGCTCGTATCTATAACGCATAGCGAATGCCATTCCAACCGGACCACTCATGGGCTGAACACCAACGATTTCGTTAGTAATCAACTCTGGGAAAGTACGGCGAACCATCGGAATTAATACTTTAGGCATACGGGCATCACCTGTAGCATAACGATCGTTACCAGTTGTGGCACCAAAAGCGTAGTTGGGGCTGTACAAAGCAGTGCCGGGGGAGCCAAAGACTCCTCCACCACCGGATGTGTTAGAAGCTTCTTCTAAGCACCAACGTTCTTGGTTTTCCATCAACATAGCGGTCGCTAGACGGCTGTGCTCGTTTTCAATAGGGCTAACCTTTTCACTTGAAAAATCTAGCATTGGAGCCCATTTTTCAAGCAATTGTGTTGCTCTACTAGCATTAATATAACCTGGAGCGGAACTTACATTACTCATATGTTTTATTTTTTACTGTGGATATATTTCGGGAAATTCGTCGTGAATTTCTCCAACTGGAAATTAGCGAACGCTTTTTAAGGCGCTAACGTAAAAATCTACCGGTGAAGACTGACTCGTTTTGGTTGTAGATTCATTAATTGTTTGAGTCGGTACTTTGGCATCTTTAGAAATGGCAGTTTTTGCTGCTACTTCTGCTATGTTGTTAGTAAGATTTCTGTCTTCTCTTTCAAACATTTGAACAACATAGTTAAAATTTTCTTCTATATAAGAAGGTGATTTATCATTTAAAATTTTACTGATAAAATCTTTTTTAGTTGAAGACATACCTTTTGTTTTTTGTTCTAACAAAAGAGATGCTTTGAAATTTTTCAATTGTTCATTTAATTGAAGCTTTTCTTGATGAGATTCTTGTAGTTGAGATTCTAGTTCATCAATACGGCGTTTACCGGTGACAACAACCTTTTTAACATTTTCGTTAATAGTACCCGGATCTAATGCTAAAAGTTTTTTGATTTGTTCTAATTGAACTCTAGCTGATGTATTGGCAACTGCTTCTTGTAATTGATCTTGAGGAACAATTTTATCTAAATAAAGATCTAAATAATTGCTCATTTCTTCTACAATCTTGTTACTAAATTTTTCTGCCTTCTCGTTAATGGCTTTTCTATAATATGAAACCAATGATTCTAACTTAACAGCATGATTGGAATTAATAGCCTCTACTACTTGTTGTAATTTTTGAGCGTGATCTTTATCGATAGCTTCTAGCAAATTTTTTAATTTACCGGCATGATCTTCGTCTTGCTCTTTTAAAGCCTTTTCTACTTCCAATGAAATTTGATTTTTGGCTTTTTCATCTACAGCTGCATTAAATGCTTCTGCTATAGAAGTTGCGGTTTCTTCACTTAATGTGTTTGAATCTATGTTTTTGAGAATAGCTGCTATATTCATATTAAAGTTATAAATTATTTAGTCTTGGAGTTGCCCATTTTGGCATTTTTTTTGCCTTGTTTCATTTTTGCTAAAAAATCAGCCTTCTTGGAAGATTTTGATTTTTGCTTCTTTGCTTCTTTTTTAATTTTTTCTTTCACCTTTGCTTCAATAATAGTAGCTAGGGTAGAATTGGCGTAAGCATATTGTTGTTCACATATTTGAGCAACAAATTTAGAAATTAATTGACGACTATTCATAGTTAAGAATATTTATATCTAATGGCGGGCTGATTACGATTTTTTTAAAGCTTCTATAAATAATAAAATGTGTTCCTTTAAATATGAATCTACATTTCTTCGTGGAAGAGTTGCTATTGATTTTTCAAACTTATCATATGCTGGAGCAAATTCTCCGTCTTCGTTCAAAACCCATTGTTTAGATTCTAAAATACCATTTACAAAAGCTGTAGGAACAGATGGATCTGCCACAACATCAACTGCTACTAATTTAAAATCTGCTACTTTGTTTACACCATTCTTATCTGGTTCTAATTTTCCTAAAGATCTACTAGATACACCCAACTTGACTCCATCTAATATTAAGGAACGAACCAACTGTCCCATAGGATTAGATAAAATACGGGATTTACCTTCAAAGATGTTTCCGTTTTGTTTCATCTCTGTTACGAGATGACAAACTCTTTCTAAATTAATATCAGGTGTTTGAGGGTGATTTAATTCTCCAGTAGAACGAGAATTGTTTATCATTTCAGAAGTATAACGATTGACTTCTTTTACCATTTCCTCTAAAGGATATATTCTTTTATTTTTATTAGCTTCATTAGCCATTAAAAACGGGCCTTGAATAAACATATTTGAAGGAGTATTACGATTTTTCTCCTCAATTAAATACTTTACTTCATATGTTGGTTCCTCTACTAATAAACGATAAACGTTGTTACTCATAAATGGTGTTAAAAATATTTATACGGATGGGTGGTCAATTCTATACATATAATCTTATATTTATACGTCAAGATGCTTTTCTGTTAATTTAATGAAAATATATCCGTTTTTTTTGCACCATAATTCTGCTGCCTCCCATTTAGCTGAATTAATAATATATTGAGTTTGTTCGTATAATAAAGTTTTTTGGCTTTTTCGAGGAGAGAAAACTGGTTGTTTTGTAAATTTAGAAGGTTTGATTTCTATAATTAATTTTTGAATGTTATTATTCTTGTCTCTTAAATGAGCTACTAAGTCTGTGAAGTAGCGATGCATTTTTTTATCTAGAGGAGATATGTAAGGTATTATAACAGACTCAGAACCCCATGAAATAATATTAGGATTATTATCCATCCACCTAAATGCTTTCAATTCTAAACCAGAACGATATATTACTGGCAAAGAACCTTTATATTTTTCTTTGTTTTTAGGATTGAATACGCCTTGAGAATATAATTGGTTTTTGCGTAAGGTTTTTTTCATATTAACCTACAAAAAATCTTATAGGATCTCTGTCTATTAAGTCTGAAGTAATTTCTGCTTCTAATTTATCTCTTTCAGCTATTCCTTGAGCCATCAAGTCTGTATAATTTACTGTTTGTCCGCCAAATAAATTAGAGCCGGCGTATTTACCTCTCACATGACCAACTGATATTTTAGTTAAAGCTAAAGCATATCGATAAACCCATAATTGACTAATTAATTCTTTTAAAGGTTTTTGAATTTTACAAGCTACTAAACCAAAATATGTAAGTTGATTAGAAGGTTCTGGTATAATTTTTAGCAATTGTTTTTCTGGATAAAATCTTAAATACGGTGTTAAAGCCAATACTTTTTCACGAGTTTCTAACCAACC